ATTGACCTCGCCGCCGCATTTGCGCTATACTCTTTTCTTCGACGGACGCGGGGTGGAGCAGTCTGGCAGCTCGTCGGGCTCATAACCCGAAGGTCGTAGGTTCAAATCCTACCCCCGCAACCAGTGCAGGCAAGGCGCATAGCCGTTTTGCATGTCTACCGTAACTGTCCTGTTCGTCGCGTAGGACATTCACAGGACAATTGCCGCAGATTTTATGCGAACTGTCGCCGCAAAATGAACCCGCCCCGAGCGGGTTTTTTGTTGTCTGTTGATCCACGACACCTTCCGCACGGTCCCTCTTTCGCGCTACGCCGGCCACTCGCACCGGAACGCCAGATGTTAGCGTCGCTGTCTTTCCCGCATGGATTGATCTAGTCTGACGGAATATGTGCGGCCGTCTTCGCGGTCCGCGCCTGCATTTCGGGAGACGGCACGATGACATACGGTCTTGATATGTCGGCGGTGCGCTACGTGACCGACGATTCAGGGAAACGGATCGACGCGGTAATCCCCGTCACAATGTTTTCCGCGCTAACTACATTCTGGATCGAAGCGCGACGAGCGGAGACGGCGCGCATTGAAGCGCGAACGCCAATGCGCGCCTATAGGGGGTCATTGCAGGACCTCCCCAGTCTATCAAACGGTCACGCTCCGGACACGCAAGACAACCGACAGATAACGAGGAACAAAGAGCCTGCCGCGGGGGGCAAATTTGGCCGCCGCTGGGCCGATCTGTTGTCTAACCTTCCTGCCGCATTGGACCAGGGGAACGACGCCAGCGGAGCGCCTGCAACACTGTCCGCCGGCGACCTTTCGCCCGCTACCGAATCCGCACCATCCGTCAACGAACTCACCCCCCGCGGCCAACGTACTCCGCAAGTTTTTTTCGCTCGCCAATTCGAGCAGGCTCCGCCTGTTGAAATCATCGAGGCGGTGCAGCGCGGCGTGTACTTCCTGCGCGCCTGGCGCGATTACCGGAAGCTGACGCGCCCGGACGTGGCTGAGCTGTTCGGCAAGACACCGGATACCATCAACTGGCACGAGAACGGTTATTCACGGCCGAAGCCCGAAACGCTCGTGCGCTTCGCCGAGATTTTCGATTGTCCGCTTGCGCAAATCACGCCGAAGGCCGGAAGCGACACGCGTCCGTGGCTCACCGTTGCCAGCGGCAACGGCGCGACCGCGAAAGCGGAAAAACCGGAACCACGCGCACCGGATGACACCGATTACCCGGACGTGGTGCTCGCACATATCATCGCCGGAAAAACGCCATTGACGGCATGGCGGCTCTACCGGCATTGCACGATTGCACAGCTCGCACAGCAGTACGGCTGCACCGCGAAGGCAATGCAACAGCTAGAGGATTTGCCGACACTGGGCGCCCGCGCGATCACGAAGCTATGTCCAGTCCTGCACTGTACATCGGCACAATTGCTACGCCCCGCGGGTCTGGACATTCCGTCCGCACCGCTTCGCGTGCGCGAGGCGAGCACCGACGCGACACTGAAACGGATACGCAAGCGCTCGGACAGCGAAACGCGTGCGAGTTGACACGCCGACACGCGAACAGACAAGCTGCGCACCGCGCTTTTTTTTTGCGCCTATGGGTATTCCGAACAGAATACCGGGCGTATCGCCAAGAATACTTTGGCCAGTAGTTGGTAACAAACATATAGCCAGTTGATATAGTGCCCGCATCACTAAAGCGGAGCACAACATGCCTACGGGAAACGCACGCAGACGCGATCGGCAACGACCGGCCAATCAGCCGGACAGCATGGACCAGACGCGCCCGCGGGCCAGCGGGCGGACAAAGAAAATCGGGATGACAGTCGATGTTGACTTGCTCGCGCGCATTGATGCTCACGCGCGGCGGCTAGGCATACAGCGCAGCGCGCTTCTGTCCGTCGCCGCAAGCATGTTCATGGATAACCTGCTGGAGAGGCGACGGGAATGAACCAGGTACGGGCAGCGTTCACGATTGACGATGCCCTGCTGGAACGCGTAGCGCAGTACGCGTGCCGCAGGGGTTTGACGCCCGATGAAGTTTTCAGGAAAAGCGCCGCAACGTTGATACAGTTCATCGAACCGAATGCGTCGCTTTTGCCAGTTGAACTTGAAATGTGCGCACTCTGCGAGGCGGAGGGTTACACCGATTACCGCGTATTTGCGAGGGGGCGCGATGCGTGTATTGCGCCGTTCGCCTTTTCGGTGGCGAAAGTCGCGGACATGACACGCGACGGCTACGGCTACGGCGCACGATGGTGTTATGCGACGATCGGGGCCGCGCGCGCTGCACTTGCGGCATGGGATGGTGCGACGGACAGCGAGCCGCAGGGCTGGCACCGCCATCCGGCGACAGGCCGGCGGCGGCCGGATGGCGACCCGGCGCGCGAACACATCGGGTTATGAGCGCGTGTCGTGAACGCCGCGTCGCACAGTCAGCGACGCACGCCCGCAACGTCGAGGCAAACGGCGGCCCCGGCACCAGGGGCCACTATCAACCGGCGCGGCCGTCCGAATGGACATGCCGCGCCGTTGGCTGGTTCACTTGAGGCGCAGTTATGGTCACTGCGCCCTAAGGGATTCATGCTGATTCCCGATGGACCGGCGGGGCGTCGCGCCAGCACCCGTGCAATCGCGATGATTGCCGGGCGCGATTCGACGCGCGCGTATAAAACAGAGCTTTGGTTCGCCATCCATCATGCGGGCATCGGGGAAGTAATGCGCATGTTGCGGATCGAGCGCACGGCGTAGCGTTCAGGGATCACGCTCCCCGCGCGGGGTAACGGGCAATTGGCGGCCCAACAGCAATCCGCCGAGTGCAAGGCACCAGGCTGCGGTGATGAGTGGCTCACCCGGCCATATCGCGCTGTAGTGCAACCAGATAAGCCCTACCAGATTCCATAACGTGCCCGCCAGGATCACACCAAACACCGCACGCCAGAACAGCGGCTGTTTCGGTAGCACGATCATCCACGCGGACGCGACGGCGAGCGCGACTTGCAGCAACGCATAAACGGCAATCATCATTTTCCCGGCTCCCCGTTTGACGCGGCCGGTTTGCTTTGCGCCTCCTTGCTATCCACCGTCGCGCGATGGGCGAAGCGGTCAGCCAGTCTGTCCGCGAACCGGTCGGCCACGTTGTCGCCACGCCGCTGTACGAGATGGACTACGACTTCCATGACGAGCGGGCCAATTGCGCCGACCGCGAATGCGGTTGCACGCTGCATTTCGAGCGTTTCCGTTGCTAGCCAGTGCAGATCAATGGCGGGCGCAACGAATAGCGCCATCAACGCGCCGGTTGCAACATGGGCGACCTTCGCGACGGTCTCCCGTGGTGTCACGACGACAATACGAACCAGCGCGCCTGCGATGCCGGCTGCAAATATCCATACCGGCTCGCGATACACGGGCACCGGGACGTCAAGGATATGAATGTCCATCACGCAATCGCAAAGGCGGTTTTCGCAGCGGCCCAATAGGTCACGCGCTTTTCGTGCTGGTCCATCGCCGGCCCGTTGATGATGCGCGTCACCTGCGCGAAGTCGCCTTTGTCAGCGGCTTCGTTGCAACCATTCGCGAACCAGAACCACGCCGCCGAGCGGGCCGCGAGCGTGTCATCGGTCGCGAGCTTGTCAGGATTCTCCAACAGGTCTACGCCGAGCGCCCGCCCACAAGCGCGGTAGTTGTCGCGGAACGTGATCTGTTTCAGCCCACGGCCCCGATAGCGCCATCCATCGCCGCTTGCCGCGTCGCCGTTACCGTAGCGGTTCCCATAAGCGAGGTTCGCGATTTGCCGTTGCCGGTCGATCGGCACGGCGGTTTCGTTCGGATGCCTGCCAAGTTGTGCGCGCATGGCGGCGGGAACGCGCGAAAAAATCGCCAGTGCTTCGGGCCGGTAGTTGAATGATTCCGTCAGCTGCGTGAGCCCTCCCGATTCATGCCGAATCTGCGCAAGGAACGCCGCACGACGCGCAGGAGTGCTGATTCCGAACTCGCCCATTGCAGCCGATACCGGTCCATGCCAGCGGTCAGCAAGTGAATCTGAAAGCGATAGCGCCTTCTGAAAAGTGTTCCTGTCCATAGCGCACACCCCAAAAAAAATCCGCCCGAATGGGCGGCCCACATAAAGCCGTTGCAACGAAACCAGCTGTACTCACGGACGATCAGCAGACCGTCACCATTGGCGGCAGTGCAGATCGTTCGTTCCCCTCTCCAGCCCATCAGGAAATCTTGACGAAACTGAGATTGCCGCTCGGAATCAATACACGGCTGTTAGTGCCGATAATCTTCGTTAAACCGGCCCACACGGGATTGGCCGGTGTAACGCCAGTGAGCACGCCCGCGAGGGTCCAGCTGCCCGCCGCGTCCGTGCCTGGGCCAGAAAAACCCATAGATCCCAATTCCGGACTCGCCGGATAAGCCTGCAAGGCGTGCGGAATCGATCCCGGAAACGGGTAGTTCATACCTACTGCGTAGATCGCCTGAACCGGGAAGACGTAGATATCCGTGTACGCGGCGGTGAGCGCCATCGTGCCTGTCACAAGGTAGTCACCTGCCGGAAGATTCGCGGAGCCGTCGACATTCGTCGTTACGACCAGGCCGTTCGCAGAGGCCAGCCCCAGGTTAATCTGGAGCCAGGTGCCCTGATCAATGCAAGTGGAATCCTGGATATAAGGAATGGTCAGGTGCGGCAGTCCACCGATCGCGGGCCTGTCCAGCAGGTCGTTATAGCTGCCAGTCTTTGCCACCTCCGCGAGGCCCGTGACATTTGCGGCGGTAAGCTGCGGTGACTCCACGATCCAGTTCGATCCATCCGAAACGAGATGGGTAACACCGAGCACAGCCGCCACGGAGTAAGTCGTCGCTGTATTCGATGCAACGCCCGCACTGTTGATGTAGGTGCCCGGCGGGGCCGCGACGGTCTGCGTATAGCCGGTTGTGTTAAGCAAGCCGATGCGGACTCCCGCGCGATCGACGGGTATAGGTAGCGTCGTCGTATGTGCCGTGCCGGAGATAGCGACAAGCGCACCGTAAGACGAAGCGCCGAGGGTGAGCGTGCCGGGCGACGCAATGGTGCCGTTGTAATTGCCTAGCGCACGTTGCACGAACGCCGTTGTCGCGAGATCCAGTCCGCTCGAAAACTGCGCGGCTGTTCGCGCGTGCGTGTACGAGTATTGTAGTAACGCCGTTCCGGCTGTCATATCCCAGTACACGTTGCCGACCCATACGAACACCGCCCAGTCACCGCCCTGCAGCGTGATCGATGCACGATGGGCGCCGCCACCGCGCAGGATGTTGCCGCCCTGTGCCTCGAACGTCACGCCACCGGCATTGGAGTTGTAGATCCAGTACGCCGAACATGCCGGCACCTCACCGGACGCGAGTTCGGGGAAATATAGCGTGCAGGCCGTCGTACCCTGCGTATTGATGAGACCTTCGAGCCATGCCGGCGACAGTACCGGGTCAGTCAGCGCATCTGTGTCGAGCAACGCACGCCGATTGAGGAAGCTGCCTGGCTTGGGCTTGTTGAGGACTTCCGCGACGCCGCCAGTTGCAAGCCAGTCGGAATTGACCTGTGCAGCGGGAATAACCGGCTTGTTGTCGAGATCGTTGTATTCGCCGGTCGTCGCGACCGCGGCAAGCTGGGCGATTGCATCGCTCACCGCAGACGCGATCGTGTTGACAAGCCCGGTTGCAAGTTGATCGACCTGCGTATAGTCGGGCACGCCGCCAAGCGCGACGACCGCGTTACGCATTTCCTCCGTTATCAGGTGATACCACCACGCTCCGGGCACGGTGCCGTCGATGCCAACGGACGGCTTGCCGTTTGCCGGATAGCCGCCCACATTCGAATCGGGCGCAACGGGCGAACTTGTTACTCCACCTGATTGCCAGTAGCGATCCATGATGGCAGTCTCAGTCGATCGCAACGATGTTCGAAGGGAACGGAATCGAGCCGCTACCGCTGCTTAGCGCAAGCAGTGTCTGGTTGCAGCCCGATACGTAACGTTGCGCTGCGCGTGCAAACGCCATGAAGGTGAGCGTGTCCGGGAACGTATGCAACGAACCGCCAGCATCCGGCCACGGCAAGACGGATTCGCCGGGCGCGAATTCATCGTGGGTCGCGATGAACTGCGATTCGTGGTTAATTGCAGCCATGCTGTCGGGCGATACGCTGTAGGTCGCATCGAGTTCGGGCGTCGCCGCGCACGTAACGATAAGTCCGGCCGCAATCGCGGCGGCGTACTGTTCGTTCGCCGTCGGCGGCGGCGGCGGATCGTAGGGGCCGATCTCACCCCATTGTCCGGCAACCAGTTCAGCGTAAATTTCGCGCCCATGCTGGGCCGTATCCGATGCTATCGCACCGAATGGCACGTAGTCGGAAAAGCCGGCGAATTTCACTTCGCACAGGATGACCGATTGATCGATGGCACCCCACACCGGGTTTCGAACGTCGGTGTGTTCCATCACGCGATCCTCACGACCAGCGAGAACGTATCGCTACCAGACGAGAACTGGCCGCAGCTTAGCCAGGTGCCGGGTTGCGTCGGGCCGTTATAGCGGACCTGCGGATTCGCGATCATCTGACCAGCCGTCAGAGAATTGCTGACGATGATGAAATTTCCGAGACCACCAAGGGCCATCGGTTGCAGATTGTTCGGTGTCCATGCATTGCCGGTCGAACCGGCCACACTGTTGATCTGCCCTTGAAGATTGGCAATATTCGCCTGCAATTCCGGCTCGAAAACGATGTTGCCTTCGTCCGTCTGGTCGATGGTTACGCCAACGCCTGACGCATCGGACCGCCAGCCGATGTACACCTTGTTTACGGCCTGATTGTTGCCGCCTCCCTGCTGGACAGGCGTAAAGCCGAGTGGTGCCTGTATCGCGGGCTTGTTGGTGAGGTCGTTATAGTTGCCTGTGGTCGCCACCGGGGCGAGCTGCGCAGACGCATTCGCGACCGCGGCTGCGACGTTGGCTATGATCGCGTTGGCGAGTTGATCCACCTGTTTGAAATCCGGCACGCCGCCGAGCTTGATGACGGCATTGCGGATTTCTTCGGTGACCTGGTGATACCACCACGCACCGGGCGTCGAAGCCGCGATGGCTGCAGGCAAATAGCCGTCAGTCGGATAAGTGCCTTCCGTGGATGCGGGCGTGGGCGGCGGATCGTCCGCGCCAGCGTTTTCCCAATAGCGATCCATGATGAAGCGCGCTCAATCCGCGGAACTGTAGTTAAAGACGATCACGGTATGTGCGGGTGCGTAGCGGCGCAGCAGACAGGCCAGCGCCGTTTCGTTCGGCGTTGCGATATACGACGAGAGCGGATCGTGTACCGGGTCGTCCACGTGGTGCCAGTGCGGCGGCGGCACGCCGAGAACATTCACTGACCATGTAAACGGCCAGTCTTCCCCGTAGATCGGAGCCGTTACCGGACGCGTCACCGTGTGCTGGTAATACTCGTCAATGGTGATGGTGTAGCCGAGCGAGGCCGCAAGTGCCACGAAGTACGGTATGGATTGCCCGCCCGTGCTAATGAACTTCGCGACAATCTGCTGGCGGTTTTCAATGTCGTTTGAAAATGGCCCGAAACACGGATCGGGTAGCCCCAGCGTCTGGTTCCATTCGTAGAGGAATTCCGTGGCGGATGCGGGAAACGCAGCAGCAATCAGCGTCAGTGCCGCACTGTCGATGTTTTCGGCCGTCACGCCGAGCGCATTGAGCACCGCCGCCTGCGTGCCGTCGTCTTCGCGTAGCCAGACACGCCCGCGCGGCAGAAGCTTGCGCAGCACGCCCGCATAGTCTTCGCCGGTGTTGCGCGCCGGCACGATCACGGGCGCGGGTACGTGCTGCGTAGCCATGCACGCTAACTCCACGTCACCGTGCCGAGCACGGGTAACGCACCGGCCGGAAGCGGAATATCGTCGGTCGGCGAGAGAATCAGAAAGTCATTCACGCCCGGCACCGTCGACACCGCGGCCCACAGGTGCGCGAGGATAACATCGCCGCCCGGCTGTCCATCGGCCGCGAGTTGTGCCGTGAGCGCAGCCCTTACGGCATCCTGATTCTGCACGTCGATTCCGCGAATGCTGATATCGAGCGCCGACGCGAGGGGCGAAACGACATAAAGCAGCGCCGTGACCGGCCGTAATGGATAGATGGCGTTCGCCACGGCGAGCTGGTCGCCGCTTGCTGTCGGCCCGCGCGATTCGTCGGCCGCGCATCCGTCGGTGCCCTGCGGAAATCCGTTATGCGCGACGTTCGCGCCGTCGAGCATGACATAAACAATCACGGTGCCCGGCCCGTAACCACTGCCAACACACCATGCGCGCGTGACGCCCGGCACCGCCAGCGCCCATGCGATATAGTCGGCCGCCGAGCCGCCCTGCGGCGGGTTCTGATAGATATAGATAACGCGGGCGCGATAATCGTCGTTGCCTTCGATGTCCGCGCCGCCTGTGAATGGGGTAACGGCGGTTCCCGTTGAATCGATACCGGCCACCGCATTAGCGAGGGTAAATTGCGTGCCGGCTGGACAGTCGCCTTTCGCACCGCTCAAGCCCTGCGGATCGGCGACGGCGGCCACCGTTACCGTCACAGCGCCGCCGCTAACTTCGGCCGCAGCGGTCGCCGAGTAGCCAACGCCGTCGCTACGCGTGATGCCCGCGCCGGCCAAAATCAGTTTGCCGTCTGCGCCGCCAAACGTGATGAGACCCGACGCCTGCGCGCACGGCTTGCGCGTGACACCCTTGAGCGCGCCCCAGGCTTCGAGGTATTCATCGGTCGCTGTGAACGGCGTGCATTGCAGCGCAATCCAGTCGTGATAGCCGTACAGCATGCACGCGAGCGCGGCGTCGATATCCGCAATCACGCGCAGATTCGAGAACCGCAACAGCGCATCCGCATCAGGCAGGCGCGCGTTTAACTGCTGCGCGCAGGCATTGCGTAGCTGGGTAAGCGTTGGACGCAGATACGGCATGGCAAAAAAGACGCGCGGGGAACGCGCGGACTGGTTCAGCGCGACCAGACCCGTTCGAATTTCATCGCGACGGGCGTGCTGTTCGAGCGGTTCGCAATCACGATCAGGTCAAGACGGTTCGGCGCAATCCATTGCGCGCTGATATCGAACGAAGACACCACGCCGTCTTCAATCATCCATTGCAGTGATTCGGCGGCGTAGTCGTGCGCACGTTGCGGCACGTCCTGCGGACCCTTGACGCGATCGAGCAGCCACAGGCGCGAGCCGATGCGATGTTTCGTGTCCTGCGGATCGTCGCCCCACCAGCCGCGCCGGTCGCCGTCCGGCGTTGGATCGGACGGCAACGCGAGACGATCGGTAAAGAGCGAAATGAGTACGGCGGTTTGCAGATCGTCGCCGGATTTGAGCGACGGACCGGACATGACCCAATCGCCGAGCATGCGCGCCGGCTCCCAGACGGTCGTAATGTCGGCCACGATGGCAACTCATAGCTGGGGCGTGGGCGTGTTGCTGTTCGCTGTTCCCGAACCGCCTTCGATATTCGGCACCGTGTGGCGGTGCTCGTTGTAGGTCTGACGCATGCCCGCCATGTTGCTTGTATTCGTCGGTGCGTTATCGAGGATATCGGCTCCTGCGTGTATGTAGCCGTCGCACTCGATATTGCCGGTTACATGCGTGAGCGGAGAATCGGCCGTGATTTCAGGGGTATTCGTGATTTTCAACGGCAGCCCGCCACCATTGACGACGATTCCCGTCGCGGAGAGGTACACCGATTGACCCCGGTTGTCGCTCACGCATACTTCGCCCGTCGCGAGGTTGCGCACGCGGTATGTCTGGTGCCCGCACGCGATGACGACGCCGTTTGTGCGGTTGCCCGCGAGGAACACGGCCACCGCATCCGCGCCATCGGGCGGATTGGACTGAAACCCGTATTCACACAGGCGCGGTGTCGAATCGCGTGTTTCACTTTGCGATAGCTGCATCTGCACAAGCTGGACCGGGCCGCTATCGTCAATGCGCGTCAGCCGACCGCGTCCGAGCGAACGAATGATGTTCCAGAAAAGCGATTGCATGTCAGACCATGCCGAGCGCGGCGGCGGCATCCTGCGGCAACGGCATGTAGAGGATTGGTTCCGGCTGGAATGCCTGCGGCGGCATGAGCGTGACATCGCAACCGGTGCCGTTCATGTCGCGTCGATACGTGATTTCGCCGATGGTGAATTTCTGGCCGTCGATCAATTTCAGTTGCGGCAGCGACAGCGCTGCAAGCGTGTTCGGCCGGTAGAGTGCGCCGGCGCTGTCGCGCCACGTCGAAGCCGTCACCGTTACGAGGTTGCCGCGCCCGATGCGCCGGTTACATTCCCACAGCGCGTGGGCACTGGACACCACGTCGCCCGCGTCGCCGGTTTCGGCGATGAACGCTTTCGGCCGGTAACGCGGCATCGTCGCATCGTTGACCGTGTATTCGGCCAACGGCTGCAATCCAAGGTCATTCATGATGCCGGTTCCTACCGGGTACACGCGGTACACGCTGAAACGCTGCGAGATATCGCGCACGTAGCCGGCGCGTTCGACGTTCACGCCGAGCGCGAAACCGCCGGCGGCTTCGTCAGTCGACACGGGACCGATGACCAGATCGCCGTACTCGTTTTCGTAGCACAGCAATTGCGCTACCTTGCAGAGGCGCTCAATGACTGAATAAGGCGTTTCGCCGACGTTCAGGCATACCTGCGGATGAATAATTCCCTGGGACGCGGGCCGCACGCTGATTCCGAACGGCTCGCACAGCATGGCAGCGATTTCCGCCGTGCTGACGTTCTGGAACTGGAACGAGTCGAAGACCGCCGAACAATCGACGAGGTCTTCGCACTTGCCGCGCCCCGCAACGGATAGCGCGTGAGTGTGCGCGTCGATCTGTTCGCTGACGCGATCCACGTAGCCGGTGATTACGGTGTCGCCACCGATCGCCAGCACACATGGATCGCCTTCCATGACGAGCACGTCGGCCGTATGTGGATAACGTTCCGTCAGTCCGATATCGAAATCGGCCGGTATGCGTTCCACACCGCGCGTGACGCGTATGGTCGTCCAGCCGGCGATTGCCGTACCATTGACGAGCAACGTCACGTCGTTATCCATTTCTAACCGTCAACCGACGTTTGCACGAAAGAGCAGACGTTGCTAGTGCATTCAACCGGGGGAACTACGTATGCCTGTCTGGCAGTTGATAGCGTCAATCGCCGCGACGCTCCTTACATTGTTCGGCGTTCCGAAGCTGTATTTCGAAACGTCACTGGCATCTAAAAGCCGGATGCGTGAGGAATACCGGTTTATCAGGGAGATAATTGGCGAGCTTTTCGCTGTGTCTCCAATGCATCCGTTTCTGCGAGAGAGAGCCTGTCAGGCGCTTACCGGCGACAGGAATACGAACCCAAAGAACGTCGAATATCTGCTTTTGCGTCCTGACGCAGACATGCTTCTCAGGCGGTATTCCAACGGAAAGCGATATCTCGAATCTGTCATCGTCAACGGCGTGACGGTTGGCCTTATATTTCGTGGATTGTATGCGAGAAACTCCGTGAGGGCGACCATCAAACTATGGTATGTGCTGCTCTATTCCATACCGATATTCAGCCTGCCTTTCATTGCCAAAGTTGTGAGTACAATACCCCATCTACACGCACCCCTGCTTTTCGGACTGGTTTGGTACCTGGCGGCCGTATGTTTGAGCTTCGCAATACTACATCGCGCATCGAAGATCGTGGACGCCGAAAGGCTTGTCTCGCTTCTTCAACGGGATACGGTTGTGCGCGAACCGGCGACGGCGGAATCAGCCTGACGGCACACGGAACGCGACGGGCGCGAAACAGGGATTAACGGGGTTAATCTGGTCCAGCAGCGCGCCGTAGCGCGATACGTCCTGGTAGAGCCGTTGCGCAACTACGATGACCGGTAGCGGTGCGCCCATCGCGACATCGCGCATGGTCGCGAGCGTTTCGCCGCGTGTCGCGAGGTCATGCACAACGGCGGTTTCCAGCGCGCCGAGCGCGCTAAACGTGGCGTCGTCGCCCGCATCGGCCGCAATCACGATTTCCGAATCGAGCGCATCACGCACGGACGCGCGTAGCTGCTGCGCGTCGTCGTATGACGCCAGCGCATATCCGGTCGTGGTGTCTGCGAGTGCGATCACGGCCGAGCGCCGCAACAGCGCGGTTACGCCGGCATTGGCGGCCGATAACGCGTCGTTCGCGCGCACCTGTGCGGGTGCGGTCGCGCGCAGGGTTGCGAGCGACCGCACCGCCTGGTGCGGGTCCGGGTTCGCGGTCTGCACGGCCCTTACGAGCGCACGCGCCGATGACGCCATGCCGGGATAGTCGGCGATGGCCGCAGCGGCAACTAACGCCTTACCGCTTTTTGAGACCGTCTCGCGCGCCTGTGCGCCAGCGCCGGCCAGTTGCGTGATCGTGGCCGAGGCATTGCGCACGCTGGCTGTGAACTGCCCGACAAACCGCCCGTATTCGCCCCTCAGCGTCGCGACCATCGCAACCAGCGTCGTCGCGCGCTGTGTGATGTTCTGCGCGTCCACCAAGAACGCCTGCGCGGTGCGCTGTAGTTCGCCGATCAGCGGCGGCGTGGTCAGCAGCGACGACAGATCGTTGACGAAATCCTGCGCGGCGGCGGCGAACGCCGCGACCGCCGACAGCCGGGTTTGCGCCTGCGTGGCGATCGAGAGCGCCGGAAATTGAGGCGTGCCCGCTTCGATGAACGTAAAGCGGAGTTCAAAACTACGCCCGCGCGCCGACGATTCCTCGCACTCGAATTCGAGCAATGAAACGTTGAGCCGGCCAAGCGACGGATGCACCAATTCTCCGTCGCCCCGGTCCGGTGTTTCACATGCCGCGATCAGCGTGGCGCGCTGGGCGAGCACGTCACCGCTGCCGTAGGCGGCGTCCTGCAACACGAACCCGGTTAGCGATATCCGCCGCCCGGCGCGTCCCAAGTCTTCTACCCATACATCATCACGATATGGGTATTCATGCAGTGCAACGCGTCGGCCGATTTTCAGCGTGCCGCCACGTACCGCGAACGGTACGCCGCGCCATGATGCCGTCTGTAGTGCCGAAAAAAACGGCCGGTTGATCGCGCTCACGAGAACTATGAATTCGCCCGTCTAGCAGATGGCGAAATGTCAAAATCGAATTTTCGGGCCATCGAAATCGCCGAGGACCAGTGAACAAAAACAGGGAAGACGAAACAATGCCCAGCGTGGGGAGCGCGCTTCTGCTGGCTATGGTGGAAGGCTTCGAGTTTCGCGTGTACGGCCCGCTTCTCTTAGCTCTGTTAGAAGGCTTGGGGTTTCTTCTTGTCGGCTGGTTGCCCGCCCCCTATGCGAGCCTCGGAACAATGATTACGGCGCTAATCGCCATCGCCGTGATATCGGCTTTTGGCCTGCTGTGGGCATTGGTCCTTTTGTGGGATCAACGAAAATCCGGGGCTTACCGGCTCGGCTGGATAGTAGTTGGCACAATCATTCACGCCGTCGTTAGCCTGTACGTCTTTTCCATGTTCAGCGCTTAGTCGCCTACCCGAATTCAGCCACCATCGGATGAGCCACATGCAAACCGTTCGGCGTTTCAGTGCGAACGCTGGTGCGTCCGTCACGCTCGACATGGACCTGCGTATTGACATTCACGACCGGCGGTGCGGTCGCCGCCATCCGGGGCGGCGGCACGTTCAGCGGCGGTAGTGCCTGGCCCGAATTCATCGCGTCGAGCCCCATTGCTGCAAGCACTTTTGGCCCATAAGCTCGGGTTTCGACCGGTGCGTTCCCCATGCCCTTACGATCAAGATTGCCTTCGCCCCAGTTATACGCGGCAAGCGCCGCCGGCAGATTGCCCCGGTAGCGGTTGAGCAGCCCGGATAGTTTCTTTGCCGCAGCGTTCGCCGATTCCGCGGGATCAAGCGGATTAATGCCGTATTCGCGCGCCGTCGCGGGCATGAACTGGAACAGCCCTTTTGCACCGGCCGGACTGGCGGCGTTAGGATTGCCGCGCGACTCGACGTGCGCCACCGCCGCGAGTAGTCCAGGCGGCAGTCCGTAACGCTTTTCCAGCCCGGCGAAATCGAGGTTTTGCGCCCACCGCGCGACGCCTGCCGGTGCGCCGCCGATCGCATTATCGGGCGGCGTGCCGTTCGCCGGGAAGTTGGGCGAACCGGGCCAGACGCCACCGGTTGCCGCTTCGGCCGCGCGGATACGGGCCAGTTTTTTCGTTTCGCCCTTGTTAAGCCCTTCGCTATGCAAGCCGAGGTATGCGCCGACGGTCAGCGGATTGACGAAGCGCAGCAGCCCGCCCGCGAAGCGTGCGAACAGACCACGACCGGCCGCCACCGCGCCAGCACCGGCGACACCGGCCGCCGCGGCACCGGCAGCGGCCGTACCGGCTGCGCCCGCCGCCGCGGCGGTTCCGGCCGCCGTCGCCGCCGCGCCGCCCGCGCCCATCATTGCGCTGGCGAGTCCGCCGAGGCGCAACACGAGACCCGCGATACTCGCGACCGCCGAGGCGATCGACGTAACGAAGCCGCCCGCCATGTACAGACCGACCGCCATGGCGACGGTCTTAAAACCGCCCAGGTGCTGTACGGCCTTGAGAAGCCACGCCACCAGGCTGCCTATGGATTCGACCGTTTGCGCAACGTCATCGGGGAACGAATCCCAGTTGACCCCTGCGAAGAGGCGTTCAAACGCATTCGCGATGCGCTCGACCAGCGCGGCGACGCGCTGCGATATCAGTTCGCGATTCCGCGCGACCCAGCTCGCCATGCTCGCGATCATCGGGCCGAGCACTGGCGCTAGCCTGTCGGCAATCGAGGCTTTCAGCCCTTCGACCGCCTGGCCCATCTGCGAAACGGATAGCGAAAACGCCTGCGCGCGGGCCGCCATCTGAGGCGTAAAGTCACCGCGCAGCCGCCGTGCCTCCGCTTCGTATAGCTGCATGCCGCGTCGGCGCTGCGCAAGCATCGGCAATAGCTGTTCAACGCCCAGCGACCGGGCGAGATTGCGTGCGGCGGCCGGGTCACGCTTCTGGATACGCTGAATCCGGTCGGCGAGGTCATACATTGCCGCTTGCGTATCGACTGCGCCGGTACGTGTCCTGCGTAACGTGATGCCGAGCGCGTGGAGTGTCGCGAAAGCGGCCTGATTGCGGCCCCAGCGGGCATCCTGCAACGTGTCCTGCAACGCCTGGAATCCCGCCGTCATGCCTTGCGCGGACACGCCCGCAAGCGCCGCCGCGCCGCGCATCTGCGTTAGCTGGTTCGCGGTGATGCCGAGCAGGCGCGCGGTGCGATCGGTTTCCGCGCCAAAGCGTTCCCATTGGGTCACCATCTGCGTAAGGCCCGCGATGGTGCCACCGCCCACGATCGCGAGCAGCGGCGCAGCGATTCGCGTCACGCTGTGCGCCGCACGGCCCGCATGGGTTGCGACGTTTGACAGGTCTTTCGATACCCGCGTTAGCCCCGTGGCATCCGATAGCGCACGCGCGCTTTTCGCGAGGGTTTTATAAGGCGCGCTCATACGCTCAATTGAGCGGTTGACCCGCTCAATCGTCGCCGTCGCCTTATCGACCGCCGATATCGTATAGGTGATGGTTTTCGGGGCCATCATCTATCCCTGGACGGCTGCATGTTTGCCGCGATGCGCCGGGCCTGGGCGGCCCATTGCGCCAACTCCGTCCACGTCAGCGCGCCCGCGTCGCGCGGTCCCCAATGGAAGAACCAGGTAACGTCCGCGATTACATCGTGCAGGTTCGGCGGGACTACTCGAAAAAACCGGAAAGGTACTTGTTGCAGGCGTTGAAATCGCGCGCGCCCATCCTGCCGACCGTCGCGATTTCCACGTGCGCCATCGAGGCAATGAGGTTTTTCATTGCGCGCACCGCGCCGAACTTCTGTGCGTCATCGTTCACCTTCGCAATTTCATCGACGGTCGGCTCACGCAGCGTGATTTCGGTTAGCCCATCAACCGGTGCGAGCAACGTAACGGTTTCGTCCATGATGTTCTCCCGTTACTGTTCCGTTACCGAGCCGCTGAACCCTTCGAACTTCGCTTCGAAGGTTGCGTCTGGCGTTTTGACTTCCTGCGCTTCGGTCGTCCACATGTTGCGGCCGATAACGGTCTTGCCGTTCGCCAGTTCGAGCGTTACGGTTACGTTGGTCATCGCGTTGAAGTCGGCGACCGTGAGCGTTCCGGCATCGCGGAACGAACCGGAAATAAACGGCGCGCGCGGTTTCTCGCTGTAGCCATGCACGCGGTCCTGGCCGACGAGTGATTCGCGCTCCACGTCGCCCGGCGAGTAGGCGAGTTCGCCCGCGAGCATGTAGTTCTGGCCGTCGACGGAGATATACGCAATGCCGGCAAGGCGGTTTGTGGTGTCAGGCATGGCAACCCCCGATCAGGCAACGAGCCGGAATTGCGCGAGTAGCGCAAAGATTCGGAGCTGGGCGATCAGCACGCCAGGCCAGAGCACGTCAACGCGGTTCGGATTGTCTGCGTTGCGCACCACGATCAGCGCCTTGGCAAAAACGTCGCTATTCTGGACAAGCCCCGCGGCTTCGTCCTGCTGGTAAGCCGCGATCAGGTCAGCGCGAATCACATTGGGCGTCACGATATTGGCGCCCGACGAAAAGCGCGTTCCGTCGTCGGCGAGCTTCACGCGGGCGTATTTGCTGGTGACGACGACCCGCAGGTGCCGTAACACAGTCGCGAGCGTAAAGAGGGTTTCCGCTTCGAGATAACTGTCGTCAGGCTGGCCCCATGCGTTGCGCTGATAGGTCGAAATCAGGTTTTCGATGGATACCGTGCCGTCATCGGCAACGGTGAAAGTCGAAATCCCGTCGTATAGCAGCGCGTTACGGTCGGACAGCACAAAGCGCGATTGCACCGGCGGCGCGAGCACGCCACGCAAGGGCAAGGTCTGTAGCGGGGTTGCCGGATCAGCGCGCAAACTGACTGCCGATGCACCGGCCAGCGATGCCGCCCACAGCCACGCGGGCGTAGGCGAATCGTTGAAGCCCATCATTGACGCGTGCTGGTCATTGCGCGCGGTGCGGATGGCGACGAGCCCGCCAAGCGTGCCGCGTGCGGCCGTGAATGCGTGGCCGTACAGCATCTGTTGCCATGACCACCGGCCGTTGATGTCATCGAGAAAATCCCGGGTCGCGTCGAGCGATGCCGGATCGGTGTACGGGCAGACGATGAAATCGAAAGGCATATCGCAGAGCGCATCGAAAGCGGCGGCCAGATCGGGTGCGGTTGCGCCGCCCGCCATCGGCGTAATCGTGTACGCCATGCCCTGGGGCGCGACCTCACCGCCGGGCGTGCCGCGATAGTTCACCCGCAGGTCGATTTCATTGCCGCACGGCCCCTTGTTGCGTGCCGTAAAGCTCACCGTGCCGCCACTCGCGCTGACCGTTACCGGCATGCCGGGTTGTGCCTGGATCGTCGCGACGAGCGCCGCAGCGATGTTGTTGGCGGTCTGCGTGGGCTGCACCGGCTGCGCGATCCGCATGCCGGCGACATATACGGAAAACGTGCCCGCTGCGCTCGGCGCGGCGGTGATTTCGAGCGTGCCCGTGGCCGCTGTTGCGCCCGGCGCATCCGCGAGCGGCAAATACCACACTTCGCCAAATGAATCGTTCGCGCGGTACGCGGACAGCATTAGCGCGAGCATGGAGCCATCGCCGCCCGCGGTGATCGCATCGCCGCTGCCTTGGCTGATTGCGGGAATGTTCGGCGGCGCGGTGCCCGACGCGGTTATCTGGCCGAGGATCAGCGCGCGTTGCGTCGTCTGCGCGGTGTTCGCATAACTGTTGTCGACTTCGGCATAGAACAGCGGGACACGGATACTCGCGGGGATTTGATGAAACGGGATCATGGTTTCGCCCCCGTATCGTTCGCGGCGTCAGCGGTCGTCGTGCGTCGGGCGGGCGTCGTGCGCGCGGACACGTCCCGCGCGGGCGTGGCGGTATCCGATACGGATGGCGGTGAAGCGTCGAGGGCTACGTCACCGTCACGCAGGCGACGCCGCCAGAATGGCGAATCCGGTACGCTGCGCGCGGCGGTAATGAGGTCGTGCAGATCCGGATCGCGCACGACACGGCCCGCAACCGGGCGGATGCATAGCGTTTGCATGGCGGGTTCCTTCGCGGCGCTAGTTGCCGGCGAGGTCTTGCGGCGGGATATCGAGCGTTCCCTCGTCGCGTCCGTCCGGGCCACACGTGCGCGGTGCGGGCGTGACGGATGCGGGAAAGGCCGGGTCGGGATAGGTGCCGGAGGGATCGGCGGGCGCGATCAGGTCAGCGTGAATGCCGATGCGTTCGAGCGGCACGGCGACGGGTTGCAGCGCAGGTGGCGTGTCGGCGAACGGATTAAACGCAATGAAATATTCGAGTTCCAGCGACATACGCAGATCGGCGATATGAACGCGACCGGTCGCGTCGAATTCCATCGTCGTGTCGATCGTTCGTACCTGCTGGATTTGTTTCAGCAGCGCTGTACAGGTCAGTAACGCACATTCCATTTCATCGCAAAGCCGCTCACATGCCTCGCGCGCCGCGACCGCGTTGTCCTTCTCGATGCGCGCGTTAATGTCGAGCGTTGCTGTCGCGGTAAATGCGGGCGGTTCCTGGCCGATGGATTCCTTGTGGTCCGCGAGGCAGTCAACGAGCACACACGGGTAGCACCGCACCGTAGGCCAGTCGCGCGGGGTATAGACCCGTTCCTCCGCGATCGTCTGCGCGCGGCGTAATACATCGGCCGCGATATCGCGTAGCAATGAACGGTGCAGCATGGCAGCGACGGTGCATCAATCGCCCGTACCGATCCAGTTAAGCATGAGCTTTGCCGCGCCGTGACCATCGAGGCGCACTTCCTGCACGGCGTACACGTTGCCGGTGCGATGCACGGTCAGCATGTCACCCTGACGTGGCGGCGTGTCGCCGAACTGGACGAGTCGCACGCCGCACACCGGGCGTTCGGTCGTGTACGCGAGCACGCCACCCTGCGGAATCAGTTCGCGATACGCTTCGTCAAAAATGCCACCGATGGCGAGCGCTTCGCCGACGCCGCAGCGCGTATAGGCAATGCCTTCCGCGAAGTGAGCGAACAGCGTCTCGAGGATCTGACCGTCGAAATCATCGGGGACCGCCAACGGCATGACTAGCGACGCTTCACCGTTGGTCCGCTGCGCGTTTCGACTGTCGGTCCCTGGGTGCGGGCCTTTTCCTGGGCGGTAGCCCGCGCCACATCGCGCGGCGGGGCGATGAATCCACGCGCGCGCAGGCGGGCAACGTCGGCCGCTGGCAGCGACACGGTATGACCAGCTGAATAGGTCTTGCCCCCGTGCCGGATCGAATGCCCGTGCGCGACGGTGACGGTTTCAGTCTTGCCGTCAGTGCGGGTTACGGCTGGCGTATTCATGGTTTCACCCTTCTGCTGTTCGGCTGGCTATTCCGGCTCCGGTTCGGGTTCGGGCTCTGGCTCCGGTTCGGGCTCCGCTTCGGGCTCGCAGACGGTCGCGCACAGTGCCGCATTCACGCGGGACGGAATCACGATCGGCGAAGACTGCATCATCAGGAACCGTTGCGGCGGGTCTTCGGCGATCCAGATCTTCGGCGCGTAAGGCAACGCCTGATAATTGAATTTCGGGTCGAGAATCTGGCCGAAGGCGCGGGTTCCCATCAGGTCGGGTCCGGCGAGGATAACGACACCATCGGGCAACATCGGATATTCGATATCGTCGTCTCCCACATACCAGTCGTTATAAATCCACAGCGAATACTGACCCCACCGGCCCTTGTAGATCGCGCCAGTGGTGATCTGTGCACCTGGGTCAATCGCGTTACCAAAGTCCGAAAGTTTCGGATAGTAGACAGCGGCCTTCACCGTTTCGTCGGCGATGAAAAATCGCCATGCGGTCGTCGTAAAGATCAGGTCCGACACCTGCGCGCCGCTCTTTTTCAGAATCAGGCGTTGCCACAGTTCGATATCCATGTTCGGCGATGCGCCTGGCTGTCCCCATTGTGACGTGCCGGATAGCGCCACCGTCAATAGCGGATCGCGCCCAAAGTCGACCAGCGCAGGTGGAAAGCCGTCGCCTTCGATCAGTACCGTTCCCGTCATTAGCGCCTGGGCGGCCATCCATTCGAGGCGGCGATCCAGCAAATCAATCTGGTCTGTCATTTCGGCCGCGATGTTCGCCGCCGCGCGTTCCTCGCCGCTCAGCACGCCGCCGATGCGCTCGCCGATCATGCGGCGGATTGGCTTGCGCAGATCAGGCGCGCGCTTGTCCTTGATGTACGCCGGTTTGAATGTATTTGTCTGGTAGCGTCGCTGCTCAACGAGCCGCCCTTCGAGCAGCGGCGACACAAACGGCGACATGCGCCGTTTGCCCACGTCCACGTCAATGCTCACTTCTTCGGTGTCGCTGGTTACGACGTTTGGAAAGAAGCGGTCGAGCAGAAATTTTTGCGGGCGCTTGAGATTCGGGACGACGAGAATCAGCGCATTGGTGTCGTAGATATTCATGATCGGTACTCCCCAGGCGCGCGCAAAATAAAAGCCCGCACCGGTTTTGCACCGGGCGGGCTTCAATGCCGCCGAAGCGACGGCGGCGGAGACTCAGTCAGGCAGGGTCGGCAGCAGAAACGGACGGCTTGATGAAAATCGAGAACGCGCGCAATGCGTCACTTGCGGCAGCGAGCGCCAGCGACGGATCGAGAATCAGCGCGCGGGCATTGAACTGCCCGGCGAGATAAACGCCGCCCGCCACTGCGCCGCCCGTGCTGTCTACATCGTCGGCTAGGATCGCGTTGGCACTCGGCCCGGTTCCGGTTGCGGTGTTGTACGTGCCATCCGTCTGTTTCGCCAGCACGGTCCCGCGTTTCAGTTGCAGCCCAGCGCCGAATTGTGCGGCCCCCGTGACCAGCTTGAAATCGCCGGCAATGAGCTGGTCAGGAACATAGACGCTATCCACCATCCCGGGCATAAACGGGTTGTCGCTATACGTGGTCGTCATGATGGGTACTCCGGTTACGCTTCACCGCGCGCGCGGCGCGACGCGGAGAGAATCAGCGCGGCGGCGGCCTGTGGCCCGTCGCGATCCACAGCGCCGCCGTCACTGCCGATTGCCGGAAGCGATACAGCGGACATGCGTGCATGCAGCGTGTCCGCGTTCGCGCCGCGCGATCCGTTGTCGGCCGCAATCGCCGTCAGCAGCGCGACCGCATCGGCGCTCGCCATGCCCGTCTCGAACGCGAGGTGGGCGGCTACGTCGGGACGATGGCCCGCCGCGGTACAGCGGAAAATCCGCGCGCACCGCGCGCGTTCCGCAAGCCGTGCGCGCTTTGCACCGCGGGCGTCGCCTTCGGCGCGGGCTTCGTCGCCTTCGCCGTCGTCCTGCGCGCGTGCCTTCCTGCTGCGCTTGATCTTGCGTGAACGGCCCTTGTTTTCGTCGTCTTCGTCAGCGTCGCCGTCTTCGCTGCCTTCTTCGTCGTCGTCGCGGTCGTCGTCTTCCTCGGCGCGCGCACGCGAGGCGTCGGCCGCATGCGCGCCTTTTCCGCCTCGGCTGTCGTCTTCGTCGTCCTTGTCGTCGTCTTCCGCGCGTGCGCTGTCGTCGTCCTTGCGGTCGTCGTCTTCGGCGCGCGCAGCGAACGGGCCGAGCAGATGCGCAAAGCGTGCGGCGGTAGTGTGAAATGCGCCCATGATTGCCCCCTGTCTCTCAGAGTGTCCGCAGCAGTGCGGCGAATGCTTCGTCCGGTGCCTGGAGGGCATCCGCGAGTCCCACCGCAACACCACGCGGGCCCGTGAACGTCGCGGCCTGCATCGCGCGGATGGCATCGAAAGAAACGCCGCGATTGCGCGCGACCGTCGCCGCGAATAGTTCGCCCATTGCGTCAATCTCCGTCTGGGCGCGTTCACGCGCCTCGGGCGACAGCGGTAGCTCCGGGCATCCGTCGAGCTTGCGGTCGCCCCAGGTGACGAACGTCACTTCTAGTCCCTCGCCGTCGAGTGCGCGGGACCAGTCAACATGCATCCAGACGACGCCGATTGAACCAGTGCCGCCCGTGCGGGGCACTGTGATTCGATCCGCCGCACTCGCAATGGCATATGCGCCGCTAAAAGCGCTTTCGGCGAGAATCGCCCACATGGGCTTCGTGCCGCGCGTGCCGTAAATGGTGTCGGTCAGGTCGAACGCGCCCGCGACTTCGCCGCCCGGCGAGTCGATATCGAAGACGATGGCACGCACGCGTGGATCGACAAGCGCGCCCAGGTAGTTCTGGCGGATGCCGTCATATCCGGTCATGCCGGATTCGGGTTGCAGCGTGCCGAGCCGATGCACAAGGGTTCCATGTACCGGAATCACGGCGACGCCCGCCACCACGTCGTAACCGGACGCTGACGAAGCGATACGGCGGGAGGTTTCGCCGTCGTCGGCAAACGCACGAGCGGCGTCTGCAGGGTGCCCTCCGGTCGTGATTCGCGTAATGCCGAGCCGGTCAGCGAGTACCGCAACGATGATTTCTGCCTTTGCCGGATGGATCGCGAGCGGCACGTTGAAAAGCCGCTGCGCGAGATACGCAAAGCGCGTAGGCGCGTCGTTCACGGTTATTGCGCCTGCGGTGATTTTGGCGCGCGCGCGGCTTCCGTCGCGGCTATCGGCGCGGCCCACTGCGGAAGGGGCAAATCACGTTCGCGGAACGCGTCGATTTCGCGCTTACGCTGGTCAAGCATGTCTTCCCAGTCTTCCCCCGTGTTTTCGGCACATTCGATCTCGAGCGTGGATAGTCCCGCATCCATGCCGAGCACCGCTCCCTGTTTTTCCGCGACCGGATCGATCCAGCCACGACCGGGGCCGATCCAGGTACAGCGCGAATACGCGCCCCGTGCTTCAATGTATGCGGGCGCATTCCTTGGCAGCGGCAGGTCGTCCACCTCAAACGATTCCTCAACGAACGCCGAGCGCACCGGGTACGCGAAGCCGTTCGCAAAATCGGCTCGGCGACGGCTCAGCGTCTTCCAGGCTTCGAGCAGGCCCGCGCGAGCGCTCGAATAGTTCACGTCTGACCAGTCCTGCGAAAGCTGCTGTGCCGATACGCCGAGGCACGCGGCGACGTTGCGCAGCGCCGCGCCTTCGAAGTCGTGAAAATTCGAGCTCGGCCGCGCGGCGCTAACCGTGTTGATTTTCTCGCCCGTGAACAGCGCGGGAATTCGCACGCCGCCGAGCAACAGCCGCCGCTGGTCGTGAAACTCACTGCGTAGCTGTTGATAGCCCTTGAGTTCGACGCAATCGCCCAGCGCGTCTTCGACAAACGACGGGTCGAACGGGCTTTCAATGTATGCACTGAAAATCGCGTTCACGATGGCCGATTCAAGTTCGGTCGCGTCGTACTTGATAAGCATTTTCAGCCGGTCGAGCACGGGCGTAAAAACGCCGGCACCGCCGCGGTGCTGGTCGGCGCGGTCGTGTTCGAAGTCGTGAACGATGATCGGACGGCCCCAGGCCGTTTCGCGGGGTACGCGTTGCCACTGCATCGCCTGCGGCCCGGCGAACCAGTCGGATGGATGCGCTTCGCGAATCCAGTACGCGACGGCCGCGCCGCGCAGGTCGATTTCGACACCGCCGCGCGTGCTGATCTGGTCGAACATCATGTACGGATTCGACAGCCTGTCAGGGTCGATCAGTTGCAGGGCGGTCGCGTATTGAGCGCGGCCCGGCACGACGCGTTCCGGCAGCCAGTGCAGCATGGCGAGCGCGTCGCCGTCGATCAGCTTGTGGCGGAACGCAAGGCGGAAAATCTGCGACACCGTGAGATTGCGCTGCACATCGCAATAGCGGTTTACGTCGTTGGCCCATGCCCGCCAACGTGCGTCAAGCGCGTGGCCGAATTCGTCGGCCCAGGTGTCGTCAAACGCGGGATTGCCGCTCAGGTATGCCAGCGCGCGAAAGTCGGGTTTCGACACCGGCCGGAAGTTCGCGCCGATGGCGTTGTCGAGAATGCGCGTAACGCCACCGCTAGCCCATCCGTCATTGCGTACTAGATCGCGAACGCGTGAAACGATGCGATCACGAAATGGATTTAGCTCTACGTCCGGCGAACCGAGCCAAGGCGTCCATGCGGCGAGGTCCGGGTGCGTTGCGTCGGCGGCGTCATACGGCAGCGAGCCCGCGAGCATCGACACGACGCGGGAATGTTCGGGGAATGGCCGTCCGTCAGCATCGAGGATCTGAACAGCGGACATTGCGAACGGTGATACGCTAGACGCGGCGAATCGACGGTTAGGCGTTCACGGAGGGGCGAACCATGCGGATCAGGGTCGGCACGGCGCCATGGACAGACAAAACGCTGATAGCGTCAAAGCGGTTCTATCCCCCCGGCTGTTCAAGCGCCGAGGCCCGGCTCCGCTTCTACGCAACTAAATTCCCACTGGTCGAAGTCGATTCCAGTTATTACGCGATGCCGAGCGGCAGCAATGCAGCGTTATGGGCCGAGCGCAAGCCGCCCGATTTCACATTCAACATAAAAGCGTTCCGGCTATTCACCGGACACCAGACGGCACGCGACAGTTTCCCGAAGGACATGCAGCCAGCGTTGCCCGACACAGACAAGAAAAACTTCTACTATCGCGACATACCGGCAGAGATTCGGGATGAACTATGGCGGCGGTATTTCGAGGCCGTCGAGCCGCTACGAGCGGCGGGCAAACTCGGTGCCATCCTGTTTCAGTTCGCCCCATGGATCACCACCGCACCCGCCGAGCGCGCACGCGACTACCTCACGGCCTTCGAATTCCGTAACAAGACCTGGTTCGCGGAACGCAATCGCGAATCAACCCTGGCGATGCAGCGCGAGCGCGGGATTGTCCATGTCATCATGGACGCGCCCGAGGGCGTTTCCAATCGCGCGCACACCGTATGGGAAGTTACTTCGCCAAAGCTCGTCATCGTGCGGCTTCACGGACGCAACGCGGAAACGTGGAACGTGAAGGGAGCGACGGCCGCAAGTGATCGTTTCAACTATGATTACTCCGACGCCGAGCTTGGCGAGCTCGCAACGCGGATTGTCGAAATCGCGAAGCAGGTAGCGCTAACGCACGTGGTGTTCAACAACAATTACGAAGACCAAGGACAGCGGAACGCGCGCAAGCTGATTTCCATATTCGCTGATCTGATTTCCTCATCGCATTAGCGTTACACATGCCGTAGGCCGCCCATCGGCATCGAGGGTTCGCACCGCTGAGATGAAGGAAAGTGATACGCTCTTAGGCTGTGTACTTCCTTGGGGTTTCTATGGACGTGGCAGCTTGGGTACAGGCTATAGGTTCGATCATCGCGATTCCGGCGTCCGTCGGGATCGCTGTCTGGCAGGCGGGCAAGCAAAACAAGCAAACGTTGCAGGCCGTCGAAGCCGCAGAGCTGCGCCGCCGTATTAACATGCGGACGCACTTGCATCGCTCGCCAAAAATTCGTTTAGCCTGCAAAACGACCTTCGGGCCAAGTTGCCAGACCGCCAAGCCGTAGCCAATGCCGCAGGCGATGGATTACCGTTCGATATGCTGATGCTTCGGGGTTGGAACGTTCGTTGTTCGCGGTGCCGCTTCACGACTTACCCGGTGATTTGCTGACGCTTGCGCTTATCCTTCGTGAGACCGTCGCGCAACTTCGAATCAAGGTTGAAATGGCACTCCGGTGCCATCGCCAGATGGACGATGTAGCGTTCGGCGATTTCTTCAACACCCTGCGGGCTATCGATCGGTCTCTCAGCGCGACGGTGCAAGACATTCAGGGCCGGCACGCCGTTTTGTCCCGCAACAGGTGAGGCGGCATTGGCCACACGTAGACAGTACGCTTTTCGCACTAATCAATAGGAAAACGGTATGAGTGAAGTTGGTTCAGCCTTGACCGCTCTTGCAGGTGCTGCCGGCGCGTGGTTTACCGTTCTGTTCACCAACATGGGGACAGCCAAACGCCAGCAAGTCCAATTGGCCTACGAGCATCGCAGCGCGTCCGAGAACCTGCTGCGAGAACGTGGCGAAGAGCTCTATGAGCAGGCATCTCACTGGGTCGGCTTGATCCAGTCGCTTCACATGAATACTTTCCGATTCATGTACGGCAAGCTTACGCATGCTGAAGCCACGGAGCTATCAGCCAAAACGGCGACGAATCTTGACGCAAAGTTCTCTTATTCGCGGATGAAGATGCTTGTTGATATTTACTATCCAATGATCAAGTACACATTGGAGAATGCGCATAGGGTCCGGGACGAATTGAGCAAAAATGAGACTAAGTTCCTTGCTACTGCGGATGACGATTTAAAGCTGCGCAAATCGATCGCTGATGCACATGATGTCCTTATGCGAAAGTTCGATGCAGCGTCAACCGAATTCAAAGCGGCCATCGCGGGTGCGATTCGGGAACAACTGAGCCTCCGGTTATCTGTAAAGGAGGCGGATCGGAGCGCGCCCTCGGCACACAATGCCTAGCTGCTGCTGTAATTGCCGGATCAGCGCGGCGAGGTTCGCGAAGTTCGCCGCGCTGTAGGTCACGCTTCGCGTGCCGTCACCCTGCGTATAGGAAAAGCTGACGCCCTGAGCGCCGCTCGCAAGGCGCAGATAGGCCGCCTGTGCTGCGGCCAGTGCCGCCTTGAGCTGGTCGTTCGTCATGCCTGCGAACAGGCTTTTCGACGGATCGAAACAGCATGGCCGGAATTGCGTTCCCATAATTCATGCAAGTTGGGAAATCAGGGAACGTGAGCCGCCCGAAGGGCGCGACGCATCCGGTCCGGACTCTCCATATGGCGCGGCGGCGCGTTCGGTCATGGTGTTCAGACGTAGCCCGAAATGCAGCAGCCCGCACAGTGCTGCATACGCATACGCGCGGCAGTCGAGCGCCTCATTGGCCCGCCCCGACGGCAATTCCCACACATAGAACCGGTGTCCGGCGACTTCCTTAACCACGATGCGTTCGGCGGTTAGCTGCGCGTAGTAGTTCAGATCGCGGTCAGCGGGAAAGTGCATATAGCCGGGACCAGGCTTATCGAGCGCGAGCCGGTCACGGATCGAATCCTTCGCGGCGTTCACGCCGAGAATCACGGGGCGGTAGCTGGCCTTCGTGCGGCGTGTCGGCCGCTTGTTCGGCCATACCGGCGAGCGCTGCCCGGTGCGCGCACTTTCACCCTTGGTCGCCCACACGCGGCGGCCGATGCGTTCCTTGGCGAACGCGTACACGGTCTGCGTGGCATGCCCGCCAGAATCGACGCACGCCGCCATGACCGAATACGGGCGGCCATCGTCACGCCGCCGGGTC